TATTAGGTTTACCTTTGTTACTTCCGTATCCTTTTTTCATTAGCACTTCCATTTTCTTAATGCTTTATTAATACGTGAATCCGGGTCACGTGCCGTTTTGCTAGAAGTCAACTTGGCTTTCATACCCTTCATCCTAGCACAGAATGACTTTTTTCTTCCTTTAGACTCCTTGGACTTAGGATTAGGAGCAGGAGGTTTTAAGTTCCCACCAGTAGCTTTGTTGTAACTCTTTCGGCCTTTTGCGTTAAGACCCCCCGAAGGATTTTTCCCTTCTTTCCTTTGCCAAGCAGGAGTTTTAGCCATTACTTCTTCTTTTTATATTTAGCAGTTTTAGCCGCACGTTCAAAGTTTTCTTTAGTGGGGGCACCTTTTTCTCCAGGTTTCCTCATCTTCTCTCCACTACCAGCTTTGATACGAGCACGTTTTTTATGTATGTTTGCATAGAGTCCAGGTTTCATTAGTTTATAGGAATTAAGTTTTCTACATTATAGCGAACTTTGGCTAATGTTTTTGGAGCCAAAGGTACTAACCCAATGTCACTTAGGTATCCATACTCTCCCATAGCACTGTCAGACATATACTCTGCCATAAACTCTTTCATACCAGGAATAATATCAAAGTGTGCCTTTTTAGCATAGAAAAACAAAGGTCTAGCAATAGGATACGAGTAGTCTTGTATAGCTTCTAAGCTAACTTCTACTCCATCTATTAGTGAACTTTGTATAAGGTCACGATTCTGATCTAAGAAAGAAAACCCAAAGATACCAAAATACTTGGGATCTGAGTTTAATCTTTTGACAATAAGAGTATCATTCTCTCCTGCTTCCTCTACATAACCATCGTCACGAAAGGACGCACATTTCTTTTTACCAAGAGCTTTGTAGACTCCAGCAGCCTTGCACCCTTTTTTCATAACTAAAGAGTTCCACGCATCTCTAGTTCCCGATGTAGGAGGTGGGGCCATAATTCTAATCTCTTGCTTTGGTAGATTAGAGTCAATCTGATCCCAATACTTTGGTTTTGGCCCATGTTCTGCCATTGCAAACCATAACTGTTGTTTAGTTAGGTTCCACCTGGGTTGCCCTGCTTTTTGAGCAAAGACAATACCATCGTTACCTACAATAACCTCTACAATACCAACCACACCATTTTCTTTGCATAACTCTACCTCACTCTTTTTAATAGCACGTGAGGCATTTGTAAAGTCAGGATGCTTTGATCCTAACCCTGCACAAAATAACTTCATTCCTCCACCAGTACCTGTGGATTCTACAATAGGGGTCTTAAACCCTTTCTTACCATGTTTCTCAGCAACTACAGTAGTAAATGGGTATACTGTAGAAGATCCTACAATTTTAATAGTTTCTCTTGCTATTGCAAGATTAAATAACATTAAAAACGATATTAAAGCGAATAGTTTTTTCATTAGTTTAATTCCTTTAATTCTTCACGAGTTGGAAAGGGCATACTATTGACTAAATTGCCAAGAGGAGACCCTTCGGTTGCTAGTCCTTCTATATTGTTATCCTTGAGGAACTTTATGGAGTTCGCTATGTCAGCAGGGAGTGCTTCACCACTTCTAATCCTGCGAAGTAGCTCAAGTGCTACCGAACCATGCAGTTCCTCTAGTATCTCTTTTTTGGCTTTCATTTCTTTGTAGCCTTTAGTCTTTCTTTTCTAGCTCTTAAAGTGCTATGAAACTCTTTCCAACTAGGGTCATTTCTAGTCGGGTCGTTTTTAATAGCTTTTTTACTATGAGGCTTACTTGTCCAGTTAGCAGGGTTCTTACCTCCTGGTTTTTGACTTGGGTTATCTTTAAAGAACTTATTCATTATCTTGTAGCCAGTTTTCCTAGACATCCCTCTAGGTCCACCTCCAGGTCCAAAACTTTCTATGATCTCACCTGTGGTTGTCTTAGGTAAAATCTTTTTTGACTTTGGTTTAGCCATTACGTAAGTCCCTCTTGATAAACTGTTTTACCGTCATTTTTCACTGCTCTTAACACACGTTTCCTATTTTCTTCTTTGTTATAGGACACATGGACCCAACCAGAAGCAGGGTCTGAAGGTGTGTAGAACTCTAGGATTAACTGATCGAACTCAAGGTTATCCCGAATCCACTCAGCTAACTCCATGTTGCTGATAGCAGGGCACTCGATGTCTGCCGCCATGCCTTGCACATGCTGACTTGAATCTCCACTTCCGATCTTACGGTTTAACTCAAGTACACGTAGCCCTGAGTTGACATCAACACGACCATGAGCATCTCTAACTGGCTGTAATACGCAATTCACGAGCACCGCTAGGTTAATGAGTTGTTCTTGGTCTGGAGTGTTGTCAATGTTATGTCTAACTGCTGTGGTAGACTTGGTAAGCTCTTTTAGACTAAAGTTTTTACTTAACTTCATCCAATAAATTCCTTAAATGTCTTAAACTTGTTGTCAGGCATCATATCTACAACATCATCTAACATTTTCTTCTGGTCTTCATCCAGGTTTCTTTCAATTGCGTCAGCAACGTGTTCTTTTGCTAACGACTGGGCTTTGTCCACGATTAACGATTGGACTACATTAAGGAGTAACGCTGGTAGCATCTTCTTCTTTCGGTTTAGTTGGTTCTGGGTTGTGTTCTGGTTCGTCATGTGCTGTTTCAAACCAGTGTTTGCCTAACATTCCGATGATCGGTAAGAATGCACCGAATGCTAAGTTTATAAGGTCTTTACTTGATTGAGCTAATTCATCAGGTTTGTTCACCATAGTAAACACAAGCCAACCAAAGAGACCAAAGGCAAGTAACGATATAAGAAACCTTGCCCAAAATCTAAGTTTCATCAATTGGATATGTGGGTCATCCTTTTGTTTTCCACCATTTCTCACTGTTTTTTTCTCGTGTATTTCTTCCATTATTTCTTTAGTAGCTCTTTCATTGCATTAGTATTTGCATCTAGGGCTAACTTAATCTGCAAGATAGCATCAGACGACTTTTCAATCATGTCCAAGAGTCGAGCATCGTGCTCCTCATCTTTCTTCCAGAATTCCTCTCGTTCCGCTTTCGCTAGTTCACTTTGGTATCTAATGAACCAAAATGCAGCTATGATGACACAGGCTGGTATGCCTAAGTCCATAACCATTTGATATAATGTGCTTACTTCTGGCATAACTTCTGTTGCTTGTGTTGGATAGTTGTAATAAGAATCCGCTGGGTTTGGGCTGTGTCCACTCATGTTATTTTAGGATACTTTCATAAACTAAAAGATACGTGCATTTTATTTTAGGTTACTCAGGCTTCGGATTGTCTGCTTTGACTTTAGCTCTTTGTGCAGTGATTTCCTGCCACATTGTATCGTCACCCTCTTCTTTTTCTGCTAACGCTACGACTACATCTTGGATACTTGGGTATTGCTCTGCTCGGTCACGTTGGTATTGGTTTGCTTCGTAGTCGGCTTGGAGTTCTTCTGTCTTAGCAACCAATTCTTGTTCCGTAGGTTGTGTCTGAGTTTCATCTTCCCAAGTAATGTCATCCCCACGCATAGTCCATTTTGCATTTGGCCTTAACTTCGCCAATGCTTCTGCTCTAAAACTCATCCTGCCACCTCCATAACTATAATTGTTGAATTACCAGAATTGCCATCTTTGTTTACATAAGATGGGCTTGAATTGGATGCCCATGATCCTTTTAATTTATATGTAATTGGTGAAGTTGTAGAGGGACTATCTAATTTTGTAATTGTAAATCCACCGTGCCTCAAATTTTGTGTACTTTTTGTCCAAAAATTAGCACCTGAATCGTGTATATCCGTGCTATCCCTAGCTAAAATCACATTAAGCCTTGCGTTTGAAGTGCTTCCTCTTTCTACGCCCATCACAACACCCCAAACTAAAACCTTGTTTGATGTTGATGATGGGGTAATATCAACAGTTACAATATCAAATTCAGAATTGTCGCTTTTTGAAATTTGAGTTGAGTAAATTGCTTCTTTGACTTGTAAAACATGACCAGCAGGAAAAGTCGCATTACTCCCTAACGTAATTGAAGGATTATTCTGTTCAATCGTAACCTGACCATCTGAAGCTATACTAATCGCAGAATTAGCATTAGTTAGGTCACGAATGTTCGTTATCTGGAGATCGCTAGGCATGATTATTACTCTGGTTTATTGGGCCAAGTAACCCCTGTTAAATTTCCGTTTTCATCTAAACTAGGTGTGCTGTTAGCAGGAAGATTTCTTAGTGCAGTTCGGTAGTCTAGTTGTGCTTGTGTAGGCGTTCTGTCTGATGCACACCACCAATCGGTTTCTGATAGCTTTAAATTTCTTTCACTTCTCAAAATGCTAAAAGCAATTGATTCGTCACTAGGGCGTTCAAGGTAAGTTACTGCCCCATTCACATATCTTGCGTATTCTTGATCTGATTCTAGGGCAGAAAGAATATCTTCAGAAACATCAATTGCATCTTCAGGGACGTTCCCTTTGCTTTTTAGGAAAACCCCAGTAAGTTTCCCAGTTTCGTCAATTGTTATTTTCATTAGTGTCCTATTGCTAAGAATAAATATCTCACACCACTTGTATTATCAGACCCTGCATTATTGTTTGCGTAAAATTTAATGCTTGATGCACTATTATCTACGCTTATACCTCCACTTACTCCTCCAGTTGCTACGGGTGTTGCTGTCCTGTCTCCTGCCCAAACAATCCCCCATAATGTAGCAGTTCCAAATGCACTCCCTTGATCGGATGTATATGTATGTGTATAATTTTCACTTCCAGCAAAGGAACTAATCGTGCTTGTGTGGCCCCATTTAATTTCTATGCCTGAAGGTAGAATTACATAGCCATTATTACCTTTGTTAAATAACGCACTTACAAAGGTTGCAGATGACCCAATGGTTCCGTTAAAAGTACCTGAAGTAATTTCATTCGTAATACTTACATTCCCATCACTCCCCAGCACCAGATTATTACTGCCAGAAGACTCGTGTTTTATGTTTGTTACTTTGAGGTCGCTAGACATTATTCAGGATCAGTTTGGGATGCTAGAAAGGCTACGTAATTATCTTTCACTTCTTGTGTCATAACCGAATTAAATTGGGCTAGGACTACTGGATCTGTAATAGTGGAAACATCGTGATTTGGTTCCAGAACGTAACGATGATAGTTTTGTGAGATTACGTTATTATCTTCAAGCACTTGAACTGCTTCACGAACTTGGAGAACATAGTGTGATCCACTATTAACTGCGACAGTTTCTATTTTGTCTGTTATTGTTCTTTTGGTTAATGCCATTTGTTGTTTATTTTTTAAAGTTTATTGGGAGTAATTAATCAACAAAGTAATGTCCGCTAATATATAAGATTGAACCATTATCTATATGAGAAGCCATCGATCCTGATGCGCCTGTTACTCCTCCTGCGTCTCTGAATCGTGCTGACGTAGATCCTGCTGTCATAAATGTGGCAACTGTCCCAGTTAAAATAGTATCCACAGAATTAATTTGAACATTAAAAGTCGGGTAAAAAGCACCTTCTGCCATTGTAGTGCTTGATCCAGAAGCAAAAGGGAAATTATTAATATAAAATTCTCCGCTACCAGGGTCACCAGTAAAATCTAGTCTGCCCTGAATAAAAACAACTCTTCCTATTTTTGTGTAAGCAAGAGTATTATTAGTTCCAATAGTTATTCCTGAAGTGGTAGCACTGAACGTGCCTTGCTCGTAGTCGTACAAGGTGCGGTCACCTTCAGTCGCACTACTTTCTCTTGAATCAGGATCACCACCAAAAGTAATCCCATGTCCTGCCGTGCCGATGATTATATTTTCCGCAAAGGTCGCTTCACCATTAGTGGCTACTGTAATCGATGCAGTTCCACCTTCATCTTTGATGGTTAATGCTTGACCAGAAGATGGTTGAATTGTGTTGTTAGTTACGACTGTCATACGATCACCAAGGTTCCTGAAACAGTTAAAGTTCCAGTTGATGCTATGGTTACTGGCCCAGCCATGACCGCATTTTCATCTGAGGTTATTTCTACTGCTGAATTGATTGTTGCAGGATTCCTAAGTATTCCTGACAAAGTACTAGAAACATGACCAGTGATACCAGATGAATCATTTTTTAAAGGGGTGAATTGACCTGTATCAATTGCCCCATCTCCTAATCTTTTCATTATGCGTTCTCCAATACTGACATAACCACATCTACTCCTGCACCTGTGGGTATTACATCTATATCATCCCCACTTTCTAGTACAACTTTACCTTGGATAACTTCTATTGCCCCACCAACAGGAATCTTTACATTATCTAGTAACTTTGTTCCTGCCATCTTAACAGCAACTGTAGAAGTAGCACTTGCACTTGTGTTTGCTACGTTAAGACCAATGATTACATCGGTAGAAGTTGCTTCTCGTACTTGAGTATCAGTACCTTCAGAAGCACCAGCGGCTATAGTTTTTGTGTAGTTTTTAAATGCCATATTTTATCCTAATGCCAAAGCGAGAGCAGTGGCTTGTGAATCTGTGTATGCTTTAGTAGAAGCATGGTTATCTGCGGTAGGTGCTCCAGACAGGGTTAGTGCTCCTGTCATTGTGTCACCTGATTTAGAAACTTTTGCACTAATAGTTGCAATGTTAGTTGCTACGGTATTGATGTTAGCTATATTTAAATTAGTACCTGTAGTCTGATCTGTAGTTCCATCGTACCTATCAGCTAACGTCTGCATGTTTGTTACGTTATCTGAGGTACCAAGCACGTTCATATCGTTGACAACATCAGCCGTACCAAGAACATTCATGTCATTAACAACATCTTCTGTCGCTAATATGTTCATATCATTGACTACATCGGCAGTACCCAGTATAGCCATGTCAGCTACAGCATCAGCAGTGCCTAAACGTCCAATCTCAGTTGCCTGACCTGCTACTGTACCAATATCTGTGGCATCGTTTGCTACTGCGGTTACATCGTCTGATATACCTGCAACTGTAGTTACATTACTTGAGATTCCAGCTACAGTAGTCACATCACTAGCAATACCAGCGACTGTAACTGTAGAACTACTTCCGTCTACATAGGTCTTATTTGCGGCATCATTTGCGGCTGTGGGTGTATCAACATTAGAAATACGTTTTGCAGTAGATGTCCCAGGTTGTGTTGCTTTGTATGTGTCGGTACCTGAGTCATACAGCATAGCATTTTCAGTTGCTATAATAGCTTGCTGTGCTACGTGGAATACGTTCTTAGCAGAGTTATCTAAGTCTTGTTCTGTCAGGATTGATGCGTTACTAAAGTCTACTGCTGTATTCTTTAGATCCTGTACTGCCCTACGTAGTTCTATAATAACATCAGTTGCTATATTAATTGCTAAACCACCTGACCCATAGAGACTTGTGGCTTCTACTTCACTTTTGTCTAGTAGGATACGTTGGTTTGCAGTTTCAATAGTCCACACGTTATCACTTGTAGCTGTCCACGCTGTACCAGTTTGACCATTAAGTTTTTGACCAGAAATATCACCATCCTCAAGAAATCCAGATCCACTTGCATATTGTTGGTCAGACGATCTGTATATCCTTATACCACCAACATACACCTTAAACACATCACCGCTAGTAGATTTATAAGGATCACTAGCTGATGGAATAAAATCTAGGTCAGCATACGAAAGTGCAATCTTGTCACCTGTGGCAAAATTACCGTCCCACGGGTTAAGCACTAAACTGGTTAATGTAACGTCTACTTCGTAAGTCATGTTTTTCTAAAGTTCAATCCGTAAATGTCGTATTACCTTTGGTTCAAATCAAAGAACGCTTCGTTGCCTTGTAATACAGTTTCTGCATTTATCTTGTCTTGTATGACTAAATCAAGTAACTCAGGGTCTGAGCTTAGTAACTTTTTCTTACCTGCGTCTTTATATGTACGAAGAATCTTCTTGACTCCTTTAACTCTAAAGTCATCATAGTCAGGATCATACCTTCTATTTGGATCGAAATTATATCCCTCAGACTCCATAAACATTTGAAGTGCTTCAGTCAACCTTAACCCACCAATTTCAGTAGTCCCAATTAACCTATTTAACTCAGCATACTGAGGTCCGTTAAGTTCTACGTTACCCATGAACGTATCAGGAGGATCTATTGATCTACCCATTCGTACTATTTCATTGATGTATTTGTTAGGTTTATCTGGAGCTACTGGTATTCCTGTGTTATACCCGAAAGGTGAGACTACGGGTTCACCAGTAATCCAGTTATGCTTAATAGCATTGTATCCTGTAAGTTGAGGTGCTCTACGTAAAAACTTTTCTTGCCATTGGATTGCTTCTTGAAATCCTTCTGCACCTTCGTAAAGACCTAACCCTGTGAAAACATCATGTTGTTGTTGTATAATACCAGGAATCATGTTGGCCCCTAATTGTACAAAAGGCTCATGCCACCTGTCTGCATTACCTGTAGTAGTCATGGTTATAGAGTCAGCCATAGTTTTAAGACCTTGTAAATAAGTCCTATCTGACATTGCTCTAATTCCACCAAGTATACCCATAATTGCCATTTCCTCTAGTGTACCATCTTCTTCTGCAAATACATGTGCATTCTCAAAGGCAGAAGCCGCAAATACATAAGGCATAGCTGTTGGATCAAGTCTATTGTAAGAAACCCAGTTTCCACCTGGAGTCAAAATAGAGTAAGGCTGGTTTCCTGCCTGTCTCCAGAGTTTGTTTTGATCTGGGTCAATAGGACCACCACCAGTAATTCTACCACTCATAGCCCAATACATAGCAGACCCCCACAACATAGTCCCCAAAGCTGTGTTGCCTACTGCTTGTGCTCTTGCAGTTTTGTCACCTGACATAAACATATCTCTATGGTGCTTTCTAACCATATTAAGAATAGGTGTACGTTCTACGGCTCTACCTAAGATATTAACAGGTGTCCTAATAAAAGGCAAAAACAATTGTAACGGAGGAAACTTAACGGATGCTCTGTGTAGTCCTTCAGACCATGAGCCCCTCCTGAGTTCCTCTGTAAATGTAATCTTCCTAGAGTATTGGAGTAAATCTTGATCAGTGGCTACACCAACATCATTGAAATACTTATCCATTTCTCTGGCAATATAATCTTTCCTTTGTGCTCTAGTGAGATTTTCTGGAACCTTCTTTGTAATCTTAGCATACGCTTGTGCTCTGTAGTTCAATTGTTTAAAGAACTCATCTTCGCCTCCAAGTAGTCTCATAGAACCACGAGCTATTTTACCAGTGTAATTTACTGCCTGAGTCAACCAGTTGACGGGGTGCCAATTACCTAGAGTTGGGTTGAGTTTTGACATAGCAATGCCATTACCATACGGAGAAATAAGTCCATCAATCTTAGTTCCCATAGGATCAAGAATATTACGTTCATGCCAAATAGAGTCAATCATTTTCATAAATGATTCATTAAATCCATATCCTAGTCCAATAATGTGTCTTCCAGTTTCTTGTACTAACTCTTTGTCTCCTGTCAACACACCACCCATTACTCTAGTAAATGGAGTAACTAAAGTTTCTACAGTACCTGAGACTACGTTTGTTACATGGGTCTTAGCACTAGCAAGAAGCATACCACGATAAAACTCCATCAAACCTCTGGCACCTTTCTTTAACCATGTCTCTTTACCAATCTGCGCTAAACGTACAGACTCAAGTGGTCCTTTACCCATACCCAATACTTCAGCAAGTAATTGAGTTTTCTTTGTATCCATACCAGAGTCTTCTAGTGCTTTATAAAAGTCTTTTACTTCATCAGTATCTACTTTCCTCTTTGTCATGTTAGGAACCTTGATACGTTGTGCTGTAGTAGCTCTAGCGGCTGTCCTACGTACTTCACCAAAGACTCTCAAAGCATCCTCTGTTTCTATAAGTAAATTATGAAACCTTGCTCTTAAAACAGCATTGTTATCTGGGTTATTCATTATTTGCTTACGGAGACTCTGTAATTCTGCTCCGTACTGGCTGATAACGCCTCTGTACGCAAGTATTCTAGCTTCTAGTCCTGCGATGTCGTTTAGGTCTTTCATCATCAGTTCCATCAAGACATCTTTTTCTAAACCAAGTTGACCCGCAGTATCTTCGGTTAAGTTAGATATACGTTGGCCTTGAATGGTATCTGCTAATGCTAGACCTTGCTTTTCTATTTCAGCAAAAGTTTTTGGGCCTTTTGGTACATCCAGTCCATCTACTTTTCGACTCATTTCTTTACGAATTAGAGTCTCAAACATATTGATTGCTTCAGCGGCCCCCTCTTCCTCTAGGTACTTTGTGTTAAACACTCGGTATCCTGTAGGATTGACATCACGAAAGTCTCCACGAACCAGAGTTTCAACAATTCTTTTGGCAGCATCTGGACTTGCGAAGATTGTGGGATCTTCTAGTTTAGCATTGAGAACCTTGGTAGCAGGTGATTTACCTGTGTACTCAGGGCTTCCTGTTGGTAACTCTTTTTTAGTAACTTTGTTTGACTTAATAGAAGCAACTTCTTCTGACTCTATTTTTGCTATTTCATCTGACGGTTTCCTGAGTAACTGGCTTTTTAATATGTTTCTACGTCCTCTCCATAGTTTAAACACAGCACCAAAAGTAGCATCAAGAGCAATAGACTCAAGTGCCATCTTAAACCGTTCTTCTGCCTCATTATTACTGTCGTCTGCTTGTAACCACTCGAAGAAAGGTGCGGCTACTTCGTATGGTGTGTCTTGGATAATCTCATTAATCAAATTAGCTGTACGTTCTTCGTATGGATTAAAGGATATTTGAGACCCTACGGCCCCAGGTGCAACGTAGGCAAGTGCTCCTGTTCCCCCTGTTAATGGTTTAGTAATTGTGGACCCCATCTGAATACCACGTATGACCTTACCCATTGTTCTAGTAAATTCAAATGTGGCTGTACCTTGGTTTGCTATTTGTGGAAGATAGCTAATCTTTTGTTCCTCTTTAAGTTTATCAAACTCTTCTCCTTCCATGAGAAACATGTAGGGTCTTGCTTTATCGTAGTTTTTTAACCCTGGAATATTAAAGATTACTTTTGTTTTGTCTAACGAGTCAGGTTGAAAGTCTTCCACACCTCTTATTATATTTTCACCAACATCAAATAGAAAACCTTGTAGACCTCCTTTTACAGCTTCTGTTGCAACAGTATTTGCTTCAGTAGACTCAACTTCATCTAGGTCAAACTTTAGTTCTTCTGCCGTAGGAGGTTCAATTCCTGCTTCTTTTAGTTTTGTATAGAGGTCTTGTTCTGATCTACTTGTAGCTTCAGCTATACTAAAACGTGTGTTGTTTTCTTCGTGTCTTACTGTAAAATCATTTAAGTCCCACTTCATTCAGGTTCCTTTCCTTGAAGGGTTAGTAATTCAACAATGTCATCATTTAATAGTTCTAAATATTCTTCTATGTCAGCTTTGTACTCGTCAGGAAGTTCTTCCCAACTACCAATGTTTTGACCATTAAAATGTTCTTCTATATGTTTTTCAAGAGGAGTTGCAAAAATTGTTTCATCGTTTTGCATTTGTTTCTTCATTCTAACAAAACGACTAAGCATTTTTCTAGCATCTACTTTAGTTCCTCTAGGTCTTTGTTTATTGTACACTGATTGGTATACACTGTCCTCAAGATTAGCTTGTCTTCGTCTAAGAGTAAAAGGATCTTTTTTACCAACAAAACGATCCATTGATTCTTTTAATTTAGATGCAGTATCGTTATAAATACCTCCTAAAGTGTCTAAATCAGTTGAGTTCCAGTCTGGTTGCATTAGTTCTTGAAACAATTTCCTTTGATCTGGATTAAACTCAATAAAAGGAATATTACCATTTTCCATAGTTGCAATATTTCTGTACTTTGTAGCCAAATGATGTCTAATTTTGGCAAGTCCATCACTTAGAATAAATCCAAATTCTTCTGGGAGTTTTAAAGTTCCCATTTTACTTGGGTCCATCTGCAAACTTGTTATAAAATCATTCATCTTTTGAGTACCTAAGTTTTTTAAACTAGACTCAAAGTCAGCCATTCTCTCAGCATACTCTTTTATATTAGAGATGGGAGTTATTTCTTGGTCTGTTGCTATTAAGTAATTGACATACTGTGGGTCCAATTGTTTGCCACTATTCAACAACTCTTGTATTAAAGCAGATTTACCTTTATTCTGAAGTATTTGAAGGAAAGAATCAGTTCTAGTGTCTCCAAATGTAATTGTTTCGTCTTTTACCTTTTGGGCTTTGTAGTTTTCTTCGTACTTAGCGGCACTCTCTGCTTCTTTAGTGAATCCTT